GTGCTACGTTGATACGATCCAATGCACTTGCGTTTCTTGCACGAGTTTTTTGACCGTAGTTAACAAGACCAACACCTGTTAAGAATGTAAGTGGGTTAATTTTAACATCATACAATGTATCACGTTGTCCGTTGTTTAATGCCACTGCTGTAAATTCGCCTTCATCGTCAATATATCCAACTGCTGTTGCGTTGGTAATACCACCGCGACGTGTTCCAGCTGGAGCAAACCATGGATAGCTCACATTGTCGCTTAGTGCAATTGTGCGTAGCATCATGTGACTTGGTGGAACAACTACGTTGTTACCAAAGTTATCGCTTGTGAAGCCCCATGGATAGAACATGGCCATGTATTCGTCAAAGCTGGCCGCTCCAAGGTCATTGTCTTCCAATGCCAATGAAGCATTGTTGCCCCAATTGCTTAAACTTGTTGCATCACTGTGTAATCTTGCTGGAGTGTCACCAACAACAAACGCTGTTAAACCGCGGTCATAGTTTAGTGTAATCATTTCGCCAATTAGTTCTGGATATCCTGGGCAAGCAATCAAGTTAAACACACGTTGATCTTCTTCACGAATCTCTTGGTTAGCGTTTGTCAATGCTTGTAGTGCTTGTACAATAACTTTACGTTGTGCTTTACGTCCAAATGTACCTGAACCGTCTTCTTGGTTGCCAGCTTCGCTAACCCAACGATGTGGATAGTAAGCTGCCATTGACACATCATTCATACGTGGATTGTCTGCATTTACGTCAACTGAGTTGCGTACATATTTCTTAACATTGAATCCGCTTCTACGCAAGTTCCATAGCAACATACCTTTTGGATATAGTGCTGGATCTGGAGCATCTGGATCCAAGAAGTCGCTTGTTAACAAGTCTGCAATTAAGCCAGTTTCATCGCTGTTTGCGCCGGCTGTGTTGTAACGTGCATCAGCAAATAAAATACCATCTTCTGTACTTTGATCTGCTTTGTTGACCAGTCTCCACTTTAGTAGTGTACCGTCATATTTGTAAATTGTTGGATAGTTTTCAATATCAGCAGTGTCAATCCAAAGGTCACCGTTCTTCAATGCTGTGCCATCGCTTTGTAGTTCTGGCTCAGTGGCCGCAACAATTGGACCAGCTGGGTCTGTTTTGTTTGCGCTTACTGCATTGTAAAATGGACTTGTTGCACTTTGATATCCAACCCATGTGCTACCGTCATGTACCATAACGTCAACTTCGTCAACCACGCTGTTGTACCATAGGGTACCGTTAGCTGTTAAACTTGTTGGTGCTGTGCCACTTGCTGTGAATAACAATGGACCCCATAAACTGGCAACAAAATCGTTTGCTGTATCGCCTGCTGGTGCTGTGTACAAGTTTGCAGTGCCTTGTTCAGTTACTGCGTCGTATGCGGCAAAACCTGCTAGTGCTAGAGGAGTTCCTGAACCATCATTTAAGCGGAATTCTCCACCTTTCATGTGGCTAATAACCACACGATTTTGACTGTCCACTGAAGCTTCAACGTTTGTAAAGCCAGCTGAGTTAATTTTTTCAGCAATCAAATCAGCATCTGAGCTTGCACCAACTGCTGTAAACGTGATAGTTTTGGCAGCGTCCAATGCTAATTGAGCTGTTAAAGATTCTTGAATAGTGAATGTTTTTGCACCAGCTGACACTTGTGTAGCAATACTATCAGATTTAATAGTTGTTGCACCAGTAGCTGTTTTTCTAAAAACTTTATAGTCAGCAATACGTGGTGTATTATCAGAACCTCTGTCTTCTGTGCTGTTTGTTTTGACATACACTGTGCCAGCTGCCAAGTTTGCACCACCACCTGATCTGTCTAGGTAATATAGTGCGGCATGACCGTTGTCATACAATGGTGCAGTCACTGCTTCAAATGCATCAGTTGCTGAGTTGTAACGCTTGACACGGAATCTTGCGCCTGCATTTGGCTCTGTTGTCTTGACCCAAACACTGCCACTTGGACGTGGTGCTGTGTCAGTTGACTTAAATGTTGGAACATTTGTGTGTGGTTGTATTGCCAGTCTAGGAGCATAGTACGTTCCTGCGGCAATACCTGTTACTGAAGCTGCCGCTGTGGATGCAATGATTGTGCCAGTACCAACAGCAATAATAACAGCATTTGAACTTGAACTATCTTCGCTGTCTGTTGTTGTTTGGTTGTTGGAATAAATTTCCAACTTGCCGTTTACTGCGGCTGCTGTCACACCAGTTGCCGCTGGCATGGCCAAGTTAATTGCTGTTGCCAGTGATGCCACTGTTGTTCCGCTTGCTGTTACTGTAACACCGTTAATTGTAAGTGTGTTACCAGCTGTGATTGTTGGGTTAGCCTTTGTGCCAGCAACAGTTGGCCATGAACTTGCCCAATCTGTGCTACCAACCTTAACCCATGCACCGCTACGGTTCTTGTAGAACAGCGTGTCTGGAGCAGTATAGTCAGTGTTTAAATCGCTTAAACTTACAACAGCATAATCACCAATTGCGCCAACGCTGGCTTTTGGTGTTGGAGTTGTTGTGGCTGTGTCTGAGTAGCTAACAACTTTGGTTGTATCTGTAATTACTATTGGAGTAATTTCAACAAATGATTGACCAGTGCCTGTTGCTGTTTTTGCACTGCCGTCCCACTCAAATACGCCATATGCTGTGTTAACAGTGTCTAACCAGTATGTGCCATTGCTTGGATCTGCCGCTGGAGCATCTGCACTTGCGTTCAATGAAGCTAGGTCAATGTCAGCACGTACTACATAAGCACGATTGCTTACACCTAACAAACTATAAGCCGCTTGTAGTCCGTATTCGTTTTGCTCGCCAGCATGTATTGGATTGTTGTTTGCGTCTGTTTTGAAAACTGGATTTCCAAAAGTATCTACAAGATCCTTCTGGCTTGTAATTAAATAAGTTTTGCCAGCATTGGCTTTAAGTGTTCCTGATGCAATTCCAGTTCCAGCGCCGTTAGCTTTATTCTCTTCTGAAGCAATAAT